TACGGCGGATCAGAAGTTTTTCCAAAACAAATTAGATTAAAATCACAAGACGACACAGGAAATTTTTTAAATTTACCATACTTTAATGGCGACAACACAACAAGATATGCATTTAAAGAAGATGGTAATGCAGCAAGTTTAGAAGAATTTTATGGGATCATTAATAATGTAAAACAACTAGATGTTGGTCTCGTAAAAGTACAGAGGCCCGAATCAGAATTTTCTGATGGGCCTCCGTGCATAGAACTTATGTCCATGAATAAGATACCAGAGGGTGGTAGAAATAATGCAATGTTTCACTATGGTGTTTATGCTAAAAAGAAATGGCCATCAGAGTGGAAGAGTAGAATTACAATGTTTAATATATCTGCATCACAATCTCCACTAAGTGAATCAGAAGTTGATATTATTAAACGACAACACGATAAAAAAGAATGGGGTTATAAATGTAATGATACTCCTATGTGTAATTTGTGTGATAAAAAATTATGTAAAACTAGAAAGTATGGAATAGGTGAAGAATTAGTATTTCCTTTATTAGCAGATTTACAAAAAATAAAGTTAGAAAAACCATATTATTATTTAAACGTTGATGGTGAAAGATTGCATTTAGAAAATGTAAAATATTTAAAACAACAAAGTTTATTTCAGGAAGCTTGTATGGAACAATTAGATTTTAAACCACCAACAGTGAAGCCTAAAGACTGGGATATGATTATAAATCCATTGATGAAGAATCACGAACCTGTTGAGCCACCAGAAGGTGTAACAACTGCAGATCAATTAAAAAATCATTTAGAAGAATTTTGTTTGAATAGACATATCGGATCGGATGTTACAGATCTTAAAAAAGGTGGGGTATGGAATAGTGATGGCTATCATCATTTTGTATTTAGTCAATTTTTTAGTAAATTTTTAATAAGACAACGATGGGATGTAGATTATTCTAGAACAGCACAAATGTTGAAAGAAGTTTGTAATTGTGAAAATAAAAGAGTTGGTAAAGATAGAACATCAGTATTTGTAGTAAAACAATTTGATAAGAAAAAAGATGATTATGTTCAAAAAGAATTAAAACCAAAGGATATATTTTAATGAAACTAAGATGTTTTATAGAAAGTTTTATTGATGTAGGTAGTGGATTAATTTTAGCAATCCTTATTCAATTATATATCTTTCCATTCTTTGGGCTATATCCAACTATATGGGATAGTTTACATATTGCATTAATATTCACTGTAGTTTCTATTATTAGATCAGCTATATGGAGAAATTTTTTTAGAAAAATATGAAAACAATAGTATTAGGACCACCAGGTACAGGTAAGACAACTACTTTATTAAATAAAGTAGATAGTTATTTAAAAGAAACTGACCCAGATAAAATAGGTTATTTTGCATTCACTCAAAAAGCTGCACATGAAGCTAGAGATAGAGCAATGAAGCAGTTTAATTATACAGAAGATGATCTTCCATACTTTAGAACATTACATTCATTAGCATTTAGAAAATTAGGATTAAAAAAAGATCAAGTTATGCAACCAAGACACTATAAGGATCTTGGAAAAAAAATAGGATTTCCAGTATCTTATGCAGACCATCAAGAAGATCATGGTGGTATATTTACTTCTGATAGTGAGTACCTACAAATTATACAATTAGCACAACTTAGAAATATCACACCAGAACAACAATATAATAAACAAGAACATACACAAGATTTAGAATTAGATAAACTACACATTATTCATAACGAATTAAGACGATATAAAAAAGATTATAATTTAGTAGATTTTAATGACATGATTTTAGATTTTATAAAATCCGATAAATCTCCAAATTTTGATGTTGTATTTATAGATGAAGCACAAGACTTATCTCTTATGCAGTGGGATATGACAAAAACTATTTGGGATAAAACAGAAGATACTTTTATTGCAGGGGATGATGACCAAGCAATATTCAAATGGGCTGGTGCTGATGTAGATTCTTTTATAGCACTTAAAGACCAAATGATTAATCTTCCATTAATACAATCACATAGAATACCTATGAAAGTTCATAAACTTGCTATGGGTATTATAAATAAAATTAGAAATAGAATAGATAAAACTTGGCAACCTAAAACTAATGAAGGAAGTTTACATAGACATTTTGATGTTGACTCAGTTGATATGTCAAAAGGTGAATGGTTGGTTTTAGCTAGAACTAAGCACATGTTAAAAGAAGTAGAAGATACTTTATATCTTAAAGGTTTATACTATGAGACTAAAAATAAAAGAAACTATGAGAAAGATTTACAAGAAGCAGCTACAGATTGGGAGCATTTAAGACAAGGACAATTATTATCTTTTAAACAAATTGAAAAAATTTCTAAATACATGGGGCTAGATCATTGGGAAAAAGAAAAAATAAAGGGTATGACTAAAGGTTCTTTTTTTGGAATAGATCAACTTACAAAAGATTATGGATTAAAAACTAATAAAGTTTGGTATGAATCATTAAATGACGCAGGAACAAGAAGAGTAGAATATTTAAGAAAGATGAGAGCTAATGGTGAACAATTAAATAAAAAACCAAGAATAGAATTGTCTACGATTCACGCCGCTAAAGGTGGTGAATCACAAAATGTAGTTCTTTTAACTGATCTTACTAAAACAACATTAGATAATTATGAAAAAAATCCAGATGATGAGAATAGATTATTTTATGTAGGTGCAACTAGAACAAAAGAAAATTTACATATAATAGATCCAAAGCAACACAATAAAGGATTTATACTATGAGTGATGTTTATAAAAAACAAATTGGAGGATCACATTATTCTTCGATGGTTATACAGCCATCAGAATTTATAAATAAAAATAACTTGCCCTTTGCAGAAGGAAACGCTATAAAATATTTATGCCGACACAAGCAGAAAGGACAAAAGCAAGATTTGGAGAAAGCAATTCATTATTGTCAAATGGCAATCGATCGTGATTATCCCGATAAACCAAAAGAAGAAACCAAACAAAAATCAAACTCATGGGGAATAGTTAAATGATACAAAAACCTTTATTTGCGCCACAAACAGAGTGGCTACCACCAGAAGAATTTCCAGATCTATCAAAACACGAAGAAATAGCAATCGACTTAGAAACTAAAGACCCAGACTTAATGAAAATGGGCTCAGGTTCCGTTACTAAAAGAGGAGATGTAGTAGGGATAGCTGTAGCTGTGAATGGATGGTCTGGTTATTATCCAATTGCACACGAAGGTGGTGGTAATATGGATCGTAAGAAAGTTTTAAAATGGTTTCAGGGTGTATTATCTACACCAGCCACAAAAATATTCCATAACGCCATGTATGACGTTTGTTGGATCAGAGCATTGGGTTTAAGTGTCAACGGTAAAATAGTGGACACGATGATTGCATCGGCCCTTGTTGATGAAAATCAAATGCGTTATGACTTAAACAACTGCAGTAAAAGATACACTGGAAAGACAAAAAGTGAAACACATTTATATGAAGCAGCGAAGAGTTGGGGGGTTGACGCCAAGGCAGAAATGTATAAACTACCTGCCATTTATGTTGGCGAATATGCAGAAAAAGACGCCGAGATAACTTTAGAACTTTGGCAAGAGTTAAAGAAAGAAATTTTACACCAAGATATAAAATCTATTTTCCAATTAGAGACTGAACTTTTTCCTTGTTTAATTGATATGCGTTTTTTAGGAGTACGTGTAGACGTCGAAGGTGCTCAAAAATTAAAGCAAGAGTTAGTTGAAGAAGAAAAAGAATGCCTACAAATAGTAAAAAAAGAAACCCAAGTAGCTGTCCAAATATGGGCAGCGAGATCCATCGCGCAAGTTTTTGAAAAACTTCACCTACCATTTGACCGCACCGAAAAAACAAATTCTCCATCATTTACTAAAAACTTTTTACAGAATCACCCCCACCCACTGGTGAAACGAATAGCCCGAGCCCGTGAAATAAACAAGGCCCATACCACATTTATTGATACCATATTGAAACATTCTTACAAGGGTAGAATACATGCAGAAATTAATCAATTAAGAGGAGATAATGGTGGAACGGTAACTGGAAGATTCAGTTACTCGAACCCAAATTTACAGCAAATACCAGCAAGGAACAAGGAACTTGGACCACGGATTAGGTCCTTATTTATACCTGAGGAGGGCCATAGATGGGGTTGTTTTGACTATTCTCAGCAAGAGCCTAGACTGGTAGTGCATTATGCAGCTTTACAGAATCTCTATGGAGTGGAGGAAGTATTGGATTCATATAATGAGGGAGATGCTGATTTCCATACTATCGTAGCAGACATGGCAGAGATACCTAGATCACAGGCCAAGACTATAAATCTTGGTCTGTTCTATGGTATGGGTAAAAATAAATTACAAGCAGAGCTAGGAGTAAGTAAAGAAAAGTCAGATGGCTTATTTAGACAGTATCACAATAAAGTACCATTCGTAAAACAACTTATGGACAATGTAATGCAACGTGCTCAAAGTTCTGGAAAGATTAGAACTCTACTCGGACGACTTTGTCGTTTTCATTTGTGGGAGCCTAATCAATTCGGGATTCATAAAGCATTGCCTCATGATGCAGCGCTCTTGGAACACGGACCAGGGATCAAGCGTGCTTACACATACAAAGCTTTGAATAGATTAATACAAGGATCAGCGGCTGACATGACAAAGAAAGCAATGATAGACTTACATAAAGAAGGAATTATTCCACATATACAAGTCCATGACGAACTAGATATATCTGTAAGTGACAATGCAGATAAAATAAAAGAGATAATGGAAAATGCAGTTTCTCTTGAAGTTCCCAATAAAGTAGACTATGAATCTGGACCAAATTGGGGTATAATAAAATAAAAACGGAGGGAACTATGGAAAAAGTAAAACAAGTATGGGCACTAGCTGTAGCTAATAAAAAAATAGCTATCGGTGTAGTTGTTGCCATCATTATATTAATCAACTTAGTAAACTAATTTATGCATGGCTTATTTGAATGCAAATATACCTGTAATCTATGCACAGATCAGGAGAGAGTATCTCTATGATCTTAAAGAACACCATGGAGAAGTGGAAGACTGCATTATTTTTGGCGTTACATCGATTACAGGACGTCCTATACTCTTTCATGCAATTATGGAGAACGGTGCTATATTCTATCGTTTGCCAATATCTGCGTTCATTCAAAGAGGTTTTAAACCAGAAGAAGTACCTAAACGTAGACTTGATGAGCTGGAGCTATGGAACTGCTTTAGTTATTATCCTGCTGTTACTTCTTGGGATATCTTAGACAGCCAATCAGGGAAATATTTCGGTAAAGATAAGAAAACGCATGCAGGTGCGTATCTTTTTACTGTTGACTGGGCGCACCCAGAGAGTAATATAGTAGATACTGATCATTCAGAAATTCCGCACGAACATAAGTGCGCACACATACTTGCGTTAGATGACGGCAATTATGCGGCACAGCCAAACAATAGATTAATATGGGACATACCATCATTTACGGTTAAGGATGAAATTCCTGACTGGAAAGTGCAAACAAGTGAATGGAATGTTGAAGACACTCGTAAATGGAAAACAGAAGATACCGATAAATTCTTTTATGAGATTGAGGAGAAAAAAAATGATTAAAAATTTATGGAAAAAATTTGTTAATTGGCTTTTTAGTTGGCAAAAAAAAGAACCTGTTATATTAGAGGATGAAGAAGAATATTTAGAGGACGAAGCAAAGATGGCACAGTATCTTGAAGATAAGATAATTGAGCCTGAAAAAATTAAATGTAACACACATTTAAGATTTAAAAAGTCTTGTCCCACTTGTGTTGAGGCAGCTAAATGACAAAATGTGAAAAATGTCATCACGACTGTCATTGCAAGGAAGAATTACACGCAGATATTTATGGAACATGCACTTGTGAAAATTGTGAATGTAAAAATAATAAAAGAACATATAAAACACATAAAGAATGGGCTAATGATATGTCCTATGAAAATGATGGCGGTCTCGTAATAGATGACACAGGAGAATGTGAGTCGTGTCAATAGGATATAAAATGAAACATCATTTTACAGGAATTTTAATTATATTAATATGTTTATTAACTTTGTGTGTACCAGCAAGTGCGGACACTACACAAACAAACACTTCTGGATCTAACACATCAATTGATGGTGGATATGAATCAACTACTACAACTACCTATGAATCAGGTTCTGAATCTACATCAACAACTAATAACACTACAAATTCAGATATAAAATCTTCACCACCCTCAGCATCTGCACCATCATATAATTCTATGACTCAGGATGTTTGTGCTGTTGGGATATCAGCAGGAATACAAACTTTTGGAATTGGAGTTAGTGGTGGAAAACATGTAACTGATAAAAATTGTGAAAGATTAAAACTAGCAAGAATTTTAAATGACTTTGGTATGAAAGTAGCAGCAGTTGCTATTTTATGTCAAGATGAGCGTGTGTTTGAATCAATGATACAAGCTGGCACTCCATGTCCAATCGATGGTAAAATCGGTAAAGAAGCTAAAGCATTGTGGTCTAAATATGATCACGAAAGACCTGATTACGATATTTATGTAAAACGTATGAAGGCTAGAGAGAAAAAAGAAAAAGCAATTGCTAAAGAAGAAGCCCTTGAAGAAAAGAAAAGACTTAAAGAAGAAACTAAAATGACAGAAGAGTTAGATAAAATAGACACAGAATTTGATAAACAGGTAAAAAAAAAGATTGAAGAAAAAAAGAAAAAACCAGTAAATTGGGAGTCACCTAAATAATGGAATTAATAATAATGTTAGGAGTTATTATATATGCGTACTTTGCTATTGACCGTTTTGCTGACAGTATTAACCCTTACAACTTCAGCAGACGAAACAACAACAAGTAATCTACTTAGTCAAGACTTCTCCAGTAATTGGTCTGGCACTGCTACTCAAAGGCATGGTAATAGTGTTGTTGCTGCCGTTAATAATACATATATTAAGTCTGATGATGTAAGTTTAAAAGACGATGCAAATTTATCAGAAGCACAATTACAGGATGGTTTTACATCAAATCATTCTTTTCAATACTGGCATTGGAATAATTATAACTCTACAGTCACCTCAACAGTAACAGTAACTGGAGCTGATGGTGAAGCAACAACACAAATTCGGACATATAGTTCTACGGGTTGTGGTAGTATTAACTGCGGCAGCTATCAATCTGGGTCTGATACTTTGTCTATATCTAGAAGTACTCAAACGGACTTTGATGTTAATGTAAGATATGATTTTACAGATACTTCCAATAGCACAAGTCACTATTCAGTAGACTTAAAACAGCCATCTCTTACAGTTACATATGAATCAGAACCTATAGATCAAACTATTCAAGATGAAATAAATGAAATTTTTGAAGAAGTCTTTGAAGATATGGAAGAGTTTTTCTTTGAAGAAGAAACTTTTACTTTCAATGAGGAACCTCAGTTTGAAATGGAAGTGCCTATGGAGATGGAAG